CTTTGCCCAGGGCATTTCTTCGCCATCGGGAGCAGGGAGGAATCGGATGACTGCGTAACCGTTACCAGACTTGTCCAGTTCAGGTTTCCAGAAACGCTCGTCGGCAGAAGAACCAGCAGCAGGTTGGTTCAGTTTATCAATCTCTTTGGTCAACTTGGCAAAGGTATTGCCAGCGGCAGACGCCTTCTTGAGACTTGCAAAAGACATTTCGTATTCTCCGTATTGAGTGTGTGTTGTTTGTTTGCTACTGGGTTATCGTAGCATACTATTTAGTTGCCGTCAACTTCACGTTGTGCCGCTTGTTCAAGTGTCTCCACCATCGCATCCATGCACTCAGCAAGGTCTTTGTACCCAAAAGCATTGGACAAGGCATTAATCCTTGTCTTCATATCTGCTGCCTCAGTATCTTCTGGTGCAGCAAGGCATAGTCTACCATAAAAAGTCTTCTGTTTGTCGATAAGAATTTTACATTGACTAATATGGTCCAGTTTTTCCTCCTTATTCATAGTAGAAAGTTGCGAAGTCATTGCAGCAATCTGTTGATAAGTTTCAAAAATATCCTGCAAATTAACTTGAACTTGTTCTGATTTAAAAAAGTTACTCATAGCTTTGTCCGTATAACTGTTAGAATCTCCCCTCGATACTGCGAACAATCAACATTAAGGAATGGTTGATACTTCTGTATTTTTCTTTTTATGTCTTTCCAGATGGGGTCTCGTAGTTTTTTATCAAATCGTTCAACATATCCTAAACAAGTTTCAAATACAACGAGTGTTTCTAATGATATTTCTCCAGAAAGATAATGTCTTAGAAGAGATGGATGTTTTCCTTCCTGTACTTCAAAAATTTTATCAAATTTATCCTGATAAGGTGCTTCAAAGTTTGCTAGTAGGAGATGTACGTCCTGTCTGAATTTATAAGAGAACGATTCATTATTTACTTTCCAACGTTCGTAATTTCCGTCATGAAAAGATTTGATGTAACCTTTAGGGTCACAAATGAAATTAGCGACGAAGTAATCAAGCATTTTCTGCCCGTCATACTTCGTCGCTAATTTCTTGAAGAAGTATCTGTCACGACGTTCTTCAAATGATTTTTCAGAGGCAGATACTTTGCCTCTGTATTTTACATAATCGTAGGAGTCTTTGGTGAAGTGTTGTTTAAGTGCAAGGTACATTTTGTACACTTCAAATCCAGTCACAGTGGTAGAACTCCTTTAGATCGTTTCTTCATGTAGTTTAGACGCTCTGCTTCATGGCGCAAGCGTTCTTTTAGGGGTTTAGAAATAAGTTTCGGAACAGTTTCTAGTTCAATATCATTCTCTTGACAGTATGTCACAACTGCTTCAAGATAAGAAATCAAACCATTACTTTTCTTTACCAATCGTTCAATTTCCTGAGAAAATTTGATGGGTGTAAGAAACTTATCTTCTAATTTTTCTTTAGACATGTCTTCCCCTAACAAATTCTTCGATGTAGGTTTTAAGTAGTTGTAAATAGTCATCAAGATTGTACTTCTGAAATACCTGAATAGTTCCCTCTTCGGTGGCGATAAGTGTGACAATTTTCTTTACCTCTAGTCCTGAACGCTCAAGGAACATTGCTGCATATGCAGTCTCTTGCACAAAATAGTGCTCAATGTATGATTCCTTTTTTTCTTTAGTTGAGGTTTTGAAATCGATTACTGCCAACTCACCATCGAACTCAGCAATACAGTCTACACGACCTGCTAGACCGAGATAGTGTGAGTATAAAAAAGTCTCCAAGCAATGGATGTTGTTAATACGATCCAGCGTAGACTTTGCTGACTGAAACATTCTAACAGACAATGGATTATTTTCCAAGTATTTGTTGATGTTCAAGTCACCTTTGAAATAGTCTTCTGCTAATGCGTGAAAGGCAGTGCCTCTCTGAGTTGCTCTAGCAGTAATTCGATTTGCCTCGTTTTCACCAATCCTAGATCTCCATTTTTGGAAAAATTGTGCGTTCTTAAACGATGTGATAGAGGTTACGCTCGGATAATATTTATCCGCTCCAGGAATGGGATAAAATCTAGTCCCATCCTTGTCCACAGGTTCGACCTCAACATGCTCGCTGAGGACGACATCAACAAAATTAAACATTAGAATCCTAAATTATATTTGGTAAGTAGATAAGACTTAACCAGACCAGAGCGAACGATATCTTCAATACCAAATTCAACACAAGAAAACTCACGCATACTCTGCAAAATTTTGATGAAGTCTGCAATACCAGACTTTTCATTCTCTTTTACAAGGTCAGTTTGAGTGATGTCACCACACAACATAATCTTAGCGTCTTCACCGATACGAGTAATCATCGAATCGAGTTCATGGAAGTTCAGGTTCGAGAACTCATCGACAATGACAATTGCATTATCAAGAGTAACTCCACGGATAAAAGAAGTAGACCAAAAAGAAATAGTTTCTTGGGCTCGTAAGTTGTCATAAAGCATATCAAACGAATTATCATCGGGCATACTGAACATGTATCGAACCATGTTCTTGTATGGAATCTGATAAAGTGCCGACTTATCCTCATGGTCTCCAGGTAGGAAACCAATTTCTCTGGTGGGAACCAGAGACCTTACAATGTATATCTTATCATAAGGTGTATTTTCGTCAAGTACCTCTTGAAGTGCAAGGTAAAGTGTGATAAAAGTCTTACCTGTACCAGCAGCACCATGAAGTAATAGATTTTGTCCCCTCTCGTAACTATCAAACACTGTCTCCTGATTAGGAGTTAGTGGACTGATAGGCACCATGTAGGACTTATCAATGGGTTTCTTTCTCCGAATTTGCTTAGCACTCATGTTGGAGGGAACAGGATTACTGGTTGTATTCCTTTTACGGGCTCTTGGCATATCAAGTAAAACGACTAAGGTTTGCTCGGGGGTGTGCTTTCTGCACTTTGGACATCACTTCTTTGAAACCATCGGACTGTTTCGGTTGACCGTAGGTTGTCCCAGCGATACCTTGACTCCAGTCTTTGTCCCAATCAGGGTTGTCAGTTTTCCATTGCTCATATTCAGCAACAGTCATGCGGAGCTCTTGTGTCTCCCCAGTGGTCTTATTTATTACAGGGTAAGTAGGCATTAGTCAATCCTCAATGATGGTTGTAGGCAGTCGCACTCGTCAAGATGCTGAGAACATCCGCAATCACCATCAGGACACCACCCAAGCGCCTCAGAGACGACTGGGAACTGGCAGATGAAATGCTGCTTACAGAGTTCAGCAATGTCCATATGCTCCTTCTGGGTGCCGTTGGCGGTACGCAGATTGATGTAATGGATCCATGACCTAAGATTTCCTGTCATGTAGAGTTTTGTCCCTACAGCAAGAGGAAGCACAAAACGAGCACATTCCTTTGCAATATCATCTTCGAGCATCTGTTGGTACAGTTTCATACCTTGCTCAAAATGTTGCTGCATCAGAATCTCATACTTCTGTTTGAGAAACGGGTCAAGAGCATCAATAGAATTCTGACGATTCTTGTGGTCTTGAAGACGGAGTTCGGGGAGTGCAATCTTCTCCGCGAGTAAGGAAGAATCAGCATAGCGTTGGGAAAACTCTTGAAAGCAGAATGAACGGTGACGCAAAATTTGAGCCGCCAGACCTCTAGTAGTAGAAATCTCCAAAGTCATTGTTGCTTGTTCAAACACAGACCAATGACCATGCTTGATACAATACTTCAGCAGTCCTGCTACCTTAGGGTTCTCCTGATTTGCAGGATTGCTTACACGGGCAATGTATCCGATTGTCTTCTCTGCATCAGGAGTAACAGAGACCAAACATACTTTAGTCATTCTTATCAAAAATAATACGGGAAATCAGGTAAAGACCAAACGCCTTTAAGTATCCAATAGTTGCAATGCCAAAGATACCTGGCATTAACCAGTTCCATAATAGCATAAGAAACAAAGGTTTGGTGAAAAATGTAACAACCTGAGCTAATGCTTTGATTGCTTCTTTCTTCTTTTCTTCCTCTGCTTCTTGTTCACGACGTGCTGCTTCTTCAAGCATTTCCTCGTGAGTCATTTCATCATTGTCTTCCTTCTTTTTAATAAAGGTATATACTGTCATTTTTTATTAGATGGGGGTGTCCAAAGTTTAGGATTAACTCTACCTTCAGATTGAGTCATGTTAATAAAATCGTACCGATAACGGTCCCAATAATAATCAAAAATGTCTACCTGCTTAGGAGCAGTGACAATATCAAACTTGGTTAAACCATCTTGCAGGTATTCCACCAAGAATGCAGTGTAAGGTAGAGACCTATCCCGACCCAAAGATGGGTCGCAATCTTGGTGTAGAATTTTTATACCTTTCCCCATCAGGAACGACCTCCCCATTCAATGCTGGGGAATGCTTCAGATACTACTGCTTTGGTAATACGCTTATACTTCTCGTTCATCCTACCATCTTTAGCAAGGACCAAAAGTTCTGCTTCTTCAGCAGACAGTCCTTCCAAAAGTTGAACAAACATAGACTCCCTCTTAAGTGAAGGAAGTTTAGCACCACCTTTAAAGAAACGATACAGACCACGATACTCTTGCTCAAGACGAGTATGGTCTGTGCCCAGAGGTGCATCATTAGGGGTGTAAGGAACATCCCCTTCAGGCAATTCGCAGATAACGCTTTCATCAAAATTGATAATCATCAACTGGCGAAGTGCATTGCTATTGTGTTTACGAAGAAGGTCTACCTTCTCCTTTTTTGTTTTAGCATTAGAAACCTTTCGCAAGATTTCACTAATGAGCAACCTAGAGTTGCTATTTTCAATTGAGCGTGTTGGCATAATAAACTCCTTTAGTCTTCATCGTCATCGTCAAACTCAAACTCACTCCAAGGATTGTCTGGTCTGATGTATATTAACTCATCGTGTAAGATGTTTCCATTTTCATCCAACATTTCTGGATGAGTAACTGACTTAGCATACGCTGCGTTCTCAATAAAGTCTTCAACGTATCCCTTTGCCAACCATGAAACAGTAATACCCAATAAAAATGCTCCGATAATCATCAGAGTTGTAAGTGCGATTAACATGGTTTCCCCCTTTTAATGTTTGTTTTGAACTTGGAAACCAACCTCCTATGTCTGAACTCTGACATTATTTAGAGTCAAAGCATATTATTTTCGCGGAGATATCTTACGGTTTCTGTGCATCCTCCGAGTTTTTTGGAGTC